GAATTTAATATCTATTGGAAATCTAAGTAGTTTTGCAATTAAGACTAACGGATCTCTGTGGGTGTGGGGTAGAGGGTATGCCGGGATGTTAGGGCTCAATGATAGTATTAATAGATCTAGCCCAGTACAATTAGGTGCATTAACAAATTGGAATTTAGTAAGTACAGCAAATTATACATCTTCTGCAATTAAATCTGATGGTACTTTGTGGTCATGGGGATACAATTTTGCTGGCCATTTAGGTCATAACGATACGATTGATAGATCCAGTCCAGTTCAAGTAGGATCCTCAACAGATTGGAGTAAAGTCTGCGTTGCGGCTTTCAGTATGGCATCAATAAAGACTGATGGAACATTGTGGTCGTGGGGACTCAACAGCAATGGCCAATTGGGTCTTGGTGATATAGTTTATAGATCCAGTCCAACACAAGTAGGATCTGATACTACGTGGAATAATTTACCCGATCAAATGAAAACTAATAACTCGGGCCGGTGGATGCTGGCCACCAAGGCCAATGGTACCTTGTGGTCTTGGGGTCAAGGCAATAATGGAAAATTGGGTCTCAATAGTGAAATTGATAGATCCAGTCCAACACAAGTTGGAACCGGTACTACGTGGGATAAAGTTTCTGGTGGAAATGGATCTTCTATGGCTATTAAAACCGATGGAACGTTATGGGCATGGGGATCCAATGCTTATTCTTCACTCGGCAAGCTAGGACTTAATGATACTAATTATAGATCCAGTCCAACACAAGTGGGAACAGATACAAACTGGTCTCTTGTTTCTGTAGGTCACTATTCTGCAGCCGCTATTAGAACTAACGGTACTTTGTGGTCTTGGGGAAATAATGCAAAAGGTGAATTAGGACTTGGTGATAAAGTTAATAAATCTAGTCCCACACAAGTAGGATCTGATACAAATTGGGTTTCGTTAAGTATGGGTCAGAAAACTCTTATGGCCATCAAAGAAGTTTAACTATATAATTAAGTAACACATTGAAAGGTTCGTAATGAACCTTTATTCTTCTTGCGGCAGAATCTCTGTGGGATCTAGTTCGGTGATGTAGTTGATGAATTTTACAGCTTTGTCTTCATCATCAAAGTATCTCATGACTGTTTGTCCCGTATACTGAGATACGAAAATCATAAGAATGTTATAGGACTGGTAGGTGGAAAACTTAATCCACCAACCATTCCTATTGACTGGCGCAAATGACTTAGAGTTATTTGCTATTTCCATATAAACTCGGGACTTTTCCGTCCTGAACGAATTCGGTTGTTTGTTCTGCAAGTTTGTCTACACCCTTTCTGAAGCTATCGGTATATGTAGTAAACTTGGAATCCGTGAGTTTATCAAAATAGACTGCATTTTGGTGGCTCAGATTTGCCATGAAAGCAATGGTCTGAGTAGTGAGTTCTTTGGCCTTAGCAACGGCGGAATCATATTGAAACATATTTTGAATTTCTTTGGTCGTGTACATCTTTATCTCCTTTAGACGATAGTTTATTCCCAATTATTAAAAAGGCCTTTGCTGTGAAAGCGGATGTGATGTCTCGCTCTCGCCATTTGGGCATCTTCAATAGATTTGAGTACGGTTTTTAAAAAGTTTGTGATTTTGGACAACATGTAACCTCCTTAAGCATTACATTATTATATATCCATTTTTGATGCGGTGCAACAGTTTTCTAGGCAATAATAAGCAAATATACCTATTTTTTAGTGTGGAATCTTATAAGTATCGGTGTCCGGTTTTTGAATGAGACCTTTAAGATGATCCTTCCTGACCCTCACCATTAACCAATCATTGTAGTACTCTTCCTTCAGTAGAGCACCTCGACTGATTATCTCAAACGTTTCCCAGTACGCACACTCCGATCTCGTTTTGCAGAGATGGAGTATGGTTCTTTTGAGATGAGAACCACCATGGAGTTTTACTTCTTCTTGTAGAGTTTTGTTTGATCCGTAGTAATTCTCCCAATCACTGGTCTTACGAATCTTTTTGCGTTTACCTTTGACTTGTTTGGTACCAGCCTTAGTAAAGAATTTCTTACCAATATATTTACGACCTGTCTGTATGTTTTCAATCACATAGACAAAGCCGTAACTGTCACCAATTTGTTCTTCTGTGAACTTATTATTTTTGTAGTACCAACTCATCTTATATATTTCGATAAATCTTTTGGTGGTTCATAATCACTACGTCTCATTAAAATATTAATATTGTCATAATGATCTAAACCAGTCCAAGGTGCACCTGCAGCAACAGTTAACTTCAAATCATCTGTATAGTTTATCATACCATGAGCCCAACTTCCATCCATAATAAATGGTTCATTGACATCTGGCACTGAAACGTCACCTTGTGTTGTTTTAAAATAGAGTGTATTAGTTTTACCTTTTAACACAACTCTGAATTTATGTTGTCTGGTTCCAACTTCATCTATTGTCGAGTCTATATGTTCATTATTAGGAAAATTTGGTTTTGTTTTCAAAACCATTATTCTAGTTTTCATTCCCATCCAAGGAAAAACATAATTATCAAACCAAGAAATCAATTCTTTTGGTGCATAATTTAACCAAAAGAATTCTCCATTTCTATAATTAGAAGTGCCTTGTTGGCCAGAAATTCCCTCTTTGGTCATTAAAGGTAACATATTTGTGGCACGATAATCGTCCCAAAACCAAAAATGTTCGGGAATTTTTAATATATCTTCGATTACTTCATTTCTATTAAATTTTGGGAAATCAACAGTTGCAAATAATATATCATTCATCCTCATCTTCATATTCTTCAGATTCTACCATGTATTCTGCACAAAAAGGACAATGAATTGGATCTGATTCGCATTGCATCTCATCGTATTTAATTGTAAATTCTGAACCGCAAGTGTCGCATGTGTGATGTATTGATGCCATTATTTCTTCGCAATCATTTCTTGAATTCTTTGTTGAACATACTTAGCCCAAAATGGTTGTGGAAAATTCCAACCAATAAATGCACCAATGGCAATCCAAAATAGAATGTCTAACATAATAGTTTCCTTTCTACCAGTGTCTAATTACACCAGCTACGATGAATATATTTGTAATTATGTATATAGCCAGAATTATTGTGCGGATAAGAGCAACCTTATCCGCCTCTAGGTTATTGGGACTGGCCTTCTCACCTAATGCTTTCGCCCATAATCTCCACATATTTCTAATTATGCTGCCTTGCCCCATACTTCATCCCAATTACCAGACAATGCACCTTTGGCATAATCAGTAACACGATTCTCAAAGAAGTTGCCATGAATTGGTGCATTAATCATTTCTTCTACCCATGGTAATGGATTCTTCTTGACTTTATAAACACCTTTCATACCCATGGAGATCAGACGGCGGTCAGCAATGTAACGAATGTATTGCTTGACATCGGATGCCGTTAACTTTGGCATCTCACCCATTTCAAATGCAAGGTCAATGAACTTATCTTCTAGTTCGACCATCTTCTCTGCAATGGTGTAGATTTTAGATTTTAGGTCATCATTCCAAATTTCATTGTTCTCACTTACATAAGTCTTAAACAATCTAATCATGGATTCTGTGTGCATGGTCTCATCAACGATTGACCAAGTAACAATCTGTCCCATGCCCTTCATCATACCATTGCGTGGGAAATTCAGCAACATGATGAACGATGAGAACAACTGCATACCTTCAGTAAACGCAGAGAAGGCCGCAATGTGTGCAGCAGTAGATTCTTTTGTGCCATTCTTTGCAGATAGTTCCATAATATACTCATGCTTCTCACGCATCTGCTGATACTCTAAGAACTGATTGTATGTTGTATCTGGCAGGCCAAGAGTTTCAATCAGATGTGAATATGCAGCAACATGCAATGCCTCACGAGCAGCAAAGCCAAGAAGCATCATACGAACTTCTGGTTGTGCAAAGTATGGCAAATAGTTCTTCACATAACCACCTGCTACATCAATGTCACCTTGTGTAAAGAAACGGAAAATATGTGTCAGAAATTGTTTCTGTTCTTTAGTAAGTTTATTCTTCCAATCTTTTACATCTTCAAGCATTGGCACTTCTGTATGTAACCAATGTGCCTGTTCATGTTTCAACCAGGCCTCATAAGCCCATGGATAGTGAAAAGGTTTAAATGCATCTCTTTCTGCTGTAATATCTGATTTCTGTTTTACCATTTCTTTTCTCTCAAAAAATTGTTAACGATTGATAACGATGATGATACAACCATATGCATGTCCATGTAAACGTACATTCCACACCTACCAATAAACGTCACCTTGTCATTCTTTATATCTCTGTACTTCTTGTATAACTCTCTATTACTTTCTGTTGGAACTGGATAATACTTTTCTTTATCGTTCTCGCATGGCATTTCAAACGTAAGTGTAGTATATATTTTATTACTGCCATGTTGCGGTATTTGTTTCCATTCTGTTACTCTAGTGTATGGTGCATCGTGTGTAAAGTTTACTGTGGTCGATGGCAATACTTTATTCAAAGGCAAAGTTACATGTTCAAAATTAATGGAAC